AATGAAGTTGCAACACTAAATAATAATAAAGGTTATGGTAAATTTAAAAGAAGTATTAGAATTCATTCAGAATGCAGATCAATCAGAAATTAAAGCAATTAAAAATGCAGTTGCTATTAAAAGATCAGAATTAGCTTATGATGCTAAAGTATCATTTAGAGTAGGTGATATAGTAGGTATTGATCATAAGAAAATTGATCCTAAGCAAAATTTTAGAGTTATTAAAATTAATAGTAAGAATATTAAAGTTCAAGCTAGTGATGTTGCTGATGGTAGAGTAGGTGGTCAGTATACAGTTTCTCCAAGTTTATTAGTTAAAAAATAATTGAAAGTAATGCACGGGAAGCTTGGCTTCCCAAGCAGCCCTTCGTATATTTAGGTATAAATAAATAATTAATTAAATAAAGGTCATATGTTAAATTTAGAAAGTAGTAAGTTTTTAAGCAAGAAAGAGTTAAGTGAAATCGCTCCAAGTATTTTCACAATGAAACCATCAAATACTGTTTCGAATAAGTACACACATATTCCAACTGAAAGAGTAATTGATGATATGGAATTAATGGGTTGGAAGCCTGTTGATGCTAAAGAAGTTAAAGCAAGAACTGAAGATACAAGAGGTGTTCAAAAACATTTAGTTATTTTTAGAAATGATGATGTTGTTATTAATGGTGAAGATGGAGATACAGTTTTTCCTCAAATATTAATTACTAATTCTCATGATGGTAAGAATGCTTTCCAATTTACAGCGGGATTATTTAGAATGATTTGTGAAAATGGTTTGGTTATAGCTACAGATGAATTTGAAGATTTAAAAATGCGTCACATGGGTTATACATTTGAGGATTTGCAATTATTAATTAGAGGTATGGTTGAGAAATTACCTTTAACAGTAGAAGCAATGAATAAAATGAAAAATGTGGAATTAGAAGAGGAGCAAATGTTTAATCTTGCTAAATCATTTCTTAATATCAGAGTAGAAGGTACGAAAAATACCTTTGATAAGCAAGCAATTGAGGATGTTTTGGAATCTCAACGTAAAAAAGATGAAGGAAATATGCTTTGGGAAGTGTTTAATAGAGTTCAAGAGAATATTATTGAAGGTAATTTTGAATATAAAACACCATCAGGAAAATTACGTCAAGCTAGAGTTATTAAGAATTTTAAGCAGGATCAAATTGTAAATAAAAAAATGTTTAACGAAGCTTTAAAATTAGTAGCATAATGAAAAAGATAATTATAATTTTAACAGTAAGTTTCTTCTGGGCATGTAGCCCAGAGGAAATAACCTTAGATGTTTGTGTAGATGGTAGTTGTGATGCTCAATTTTATATTGATGAATTAGTACAACCAAATGCCTATCAAGATAATACTGGATATTGGCATATAGAATTTTACGGACCTAAATATTTTACAATTAGAGGTGAACTTGATGAAATGAATTATGAAGTTAATGGTGTTCCATTAGTTGAAACAATATATGACTCAGATTATTGGGTTGCTTTTGATAGTATACACTTTACAGTACCTACTTGGTCAGTACTAAGTTGGTTTACAGGTGGTGGTTTTAATAACCCAGTACCTGTGGGAAATATTGAGTATACATTAACAGATTTAGCTCAAGCTCAACCTCCATTAAATATTGCTGGATATCAGATACAAAAGAATTTTTGTTTTGAGTGCCCATATGCTGAAACATTATTAGGTACTAGATCTAAATATAATTATGCACCTCGTCAACAAATTTACTTGGATAATGAAATGGTAGGTGATACCTTACAGGTGTTTACTAAAACAATATTTAATACAGATGTTGGTCCTCGAGAAATTAGAGAACAATCATTTAAAATAATAGTAGAATAATGGAAAGATTAACACCACAAGAAGCAGAGGGATATATCCCATTAAAAGAAAATTATTCTGATACTAGTGTCAGAGCTGCTGAATTTTTTACAATCACTCCTGCAAAACAGGGAAATGGTTGGGAAAAAGTAACATATTTTACAGGAAGAAAACGTGGAATATATAATAAACAGGGTGAAGGTGATCAATGGGTTTATGTTTTAGAAAATGAAACTACACCAGGTTTATATAAAGTAGGATATACTAAATTAACACCAGATGAAAGAGCTAAACAAGTATCTAGTGCAACGGGTGTGCCACTTCCATACACAGTAGCATGGGCTTTCCGTTGTTTTAACGGTGAATTATTAGAAAGTGAAGTACACCACGCATTAAAAAAGTATCGCGTTAATAACCAACGAGAGTTTTTTCAACTTGATTTAAATGAAATAAAGAAAACAATAGAATTAATAGGTAAAAATTTTAAATAATGAAAAAAATAATAAAACTAACAGAACAAGAACAATTAGATAACCAAAAATCAGAATTAATTGATGATTTACTAGCAACGGCTACAGTAAAAGAGGAATTATGGAGATACCATCCAGATAATCCAAATAGAAAAGACGTTGTAAAAGAATATGATATTTTGACTCAAATAGAAAAAGATCTTGAATCAGAATTAGCTGAGTTAAGTTAAGTAAATATGTATAATCAAAACAATGATAGATAAAGATAGAATTTTTGAATTGTTTGGTGGGAAAAAAGGTGATGAACCTAAGGATATCGAAGAACTAATTACTGCCGATACAGATTTTTTAAAAAGCCCAATGGCTAAATTAGGTATGTTTACTAAAATGGTACATAACCATGAGGTATTTCATAAAAAATTAAAGAAATTCTTCCAGCAAGAAAAAGCATCTTTTAATGCTAAAGAAACTAAAGAAGCATCTTCCTTTGCTGTATTTAATAGAGCATATTCATATATTAAACACTTGGATATGGAAAACTCAGAGCATATAGAGGCTGTATGGGAATTTAATACTAAGGCACTTTTAAAATCTATAACATTAGCTATTTTGTATTTTGAAACAACAGAAGAATATGAAAGATGTGCTAAGTTACACGCAATAAAAGAAATGAAAAAAGCTCTTGAAAAAGACGTGCCTATGTAAAATCCTCTCCGTAGATTGATAACACGGGTTTTGGGAAAAAAAGGGTATACAAAACGAATTGAAACAAAGGCAACAAAGGGGTTAAGGGACACCCTGTTATTAACAACGATCCCACAATAAATAGATTATGAGAAATAAACAGTTATTCCAAAAAAGATTAGAGCAATTAGATGCTATATTTAATGCTGTAAGAAATGGTATTAATATGAATGCACCAAAAGGTGAAATTAAGAACCAAGTAGATAAAGGTTCTAATATTGTAGCAGAATTAGAAGGTTACGTAGAAAACGAAAATTAATAAAAAATAAAAGTTATGAAATTATCCGCTGAACAGATTCAATCTAATTGGGTTGAGTTTAACACTAACATTGAAACATATATTACTGGAGATCGTAAACAGAAATTACTTGATTTCTACAAAAAATTCGAAGATCGTATTATCCTAATGCCAGCGTCGCATAAGAAAGAATACCATTCAGCATTTCCAGGTGGGTATGTTGATCATGTTAATCGAGTAGTTAAAGCAGCATTATCAATGTCTGCTGTATGGGAAGGTTTTGGATGTGATATGACTACATTTACACAAGAAGAATTAGTATTTGCTGCTATTAACCATGATTTAGGTAAAATGGGAGATGAAGAACATGAATCTTATATCCCTCAGACTGATCAATGGAGACGTGATAAATTAGGTGAAGAGTACATGCACAATAAGAAAATTGCATTTGCTGCTGTTCCAGATCGTGGATTATTTTTACTTCAATCGCATGGGATACAATATACATTCAATGAAATGTTAGCTATCCAGACACATGATGGTTTGTATGATTCAGCTAATGAGAAATACTTAAAATCTTTTATGCCAGAAACAAAACCTCGCACGTCTTTGCCATTTATATTGCATCAAGCTGATATGATGGCCGCACGTATTGAATTTGAGGTTGAATGGTTACCAAAGTTTTCTCAAAATAGCGTGGCTGCGCCAAAAAAGAATTATACATTATCGTCTAACAATAATAAATCTAAGGTGAAATCAAAAGCCTTAGGAGGAATTAAAAGCGAAGGATTAAAAAATATGCTAGATAGTTTATAATGGGTGTAGAATTAATTATTATATCAATATTGGGAGTGCTTGTAGTGATCTTAGGATTTACTACGTGGAATCTCTTATCTAAAACAGAAAAACAAGAAGATGTAATAATTAACTATGACACATTTATCAATGAATATAGTAAACAATTAGACATTGCAGACAAGCGCTTAAAGGAAATAGACGAAAGAGATCTATTTAAAAGTGATGATGAAATTGGTTGGTTTTTTAAAAATTTAAAAGGGTTGCAAAATGACTTATCTAAATTTAAACAGAACCAATAACATTGTATGCAACCACCTATTAGGAAAAGACGGAAGAAGTCTAAGAATTATTTTACACATGACACAGAACTAGCTATTGTTAGATATAATAGCCTTGATTCTATAGAAGATGAAAAATTAAGAAGTAGTATCTATGATAAAGAGATTCACTATCCATTCTTCAAACTAACCCAGAATATTATCCATACTTTTAAGTTTTATCATACGGAAGTTGATAACTTAGAACATTTACAACATGAAATAATTGTTTTCTTACTTTCTAAGATACACTTATTTGATCCAACTAGAGGGGCCAAAGCATATTCTTATTTTGGTACTATAGTTAAGCGTTGGTTAATCTTATATAATACTAAAAATTATAGTAAAAAAATTAAAAAAGTAGATGTTGATGTTTTAATGGGTGATAAATCAACACACACTTATAATTTTGAAGAATCAACAGGACCCGTAGATGAATTATATAAATACATTGATATATTTGTTGATCATGTTACAGAAAATATTTTTGAATTGTTTCCAAAGAAAAACGATGCTCAAATAGCAGATGCTATACTTGAGTTATTTAGAAAAAGAGAAACAATAGAAGTGTTTAATAAAAAAGCATTATACATATATATTCGTGAAATAGTAGATGTTAAGACCCCAAAAATTACAAAAATAGCAGATAAACTTCACGATATATTTAAAAGTGAATATGTTCATTATTTAGAACATGGTTACGCTAAATTCAAATAATTTTTTGTATCCATATTTATAATAAAACACATTATGGGAGCATTAGACAGCGTTGTATTTGGAAGTAAGAAATTTTCAGATATACTAAGCGAAATTTACGATAATCAAAAGAAAAAGGAAACACAAATCACAGGATTAATTTCCGAATTAAAACCACTTATATCTGATATAGGTGATGCTACTTTAATTGTACCATTAATTAAAGAATACTTAGAAATTGGTGTTCGTAATGATGAGCAACTAATTAAAATGGCAACTATTATCCAACGTGTAGTAAACAATCAAGGAAACGGTGATGTAGACGGAATAACAGATGCAGAAAAAGAAGAATTACTAGCAGAATTAGATAATATTCAAAATGCTTATAAAGCAGAAAAGAAAAAAGATAAATAATGGCTACAAGATCAGGAATTAGTCAAGTAAGAAGAGGTAATTCATCACCTTCAACAGACAATTTTGCTACTCAAATATCAGAGTTAGGAAACAATGTATTAGTTGGGAGGGTAACAGATGTATGTCTAAATACTAATTCTGAAATGTTTAAAAACAGTGGAGAATATTTTGGTATAGGTGCTATAGCATGGGAAGATATTAAAATTTCTACTGGTAAGGCAACAAAACAATCTTCATATTCATTAGCAACCCCATTGCAACCTTTTATTAAAGAATTTCCTTTAGTAAATGAATATGTTCTATTATTTAGAGGCCCATCTATTACAGATGCTGGTCCTGGTACAGATCCTATATATTATTATGTAAGTTTAAAACTTTGGAATGATAATGAACAAAATGCTGCTCCCGATCCCTTATCAAATGTTAATAATATCACCCCACAAAGCAGTAAAACTTATAGTGAAATAGAAGCTGGTGCTAATATGGAATCACCTCAACTTCCTAATGAAATAAATCTTAATGGTACTTCAGGAGGTAATTTTACAGAAAATGGAAACATACAAGCTGTTTTACCCTTTGCTGGAGATAGAATATTTGAGGGAAGGTTTGGAAATAGTATTAGATTAGGAGGAACAGCGAAAACTGAGGGAGAGATAAAAAACAATTGGTCTAAAAGTGGGGATGAAGGTAATGCTATTACTATATTAAAAAATGGGCAAAATGTCAATATTACAGGACCTGGTTTTTTACCAACTACTGAAGATATAAATTTAGATCCTTCTTCTATATACTTAACTTCAAACCAACAAATCCCAATTTTAGTATCAACAACTAAAGTAACATCGGGTGAAGGTATTACTGTTCCATTTTCTGGGATGGTTAAAAAAACTCCCATATCTCCAACTTCTTATAATAATTCTCAAATAATTTTAAATTCTAATAGATTATTATTTAATTCATCTGAGGACAGTATAATTCTATCTTCAGCTAAATCAACAATTTTAGATTCTAATGCAGA